CGTCATCGTGGATTACGCGCGCGAAGACGTGACTCTTTGGGACGTGTCCAAGGTTCGTCGGGTCACGGAGATAATGGTCGACGCGTTACCGCCCGAATACATGTGTGCTCTGAAAATGACGAGTTTCGGGAGTCGTCAATCCGTGGACATCGCCGAGAAACACGTCGACGGTATCATCACCCAAGCAAAGGCGCGAGGCGTTCGAGTGTGCATCGACGCCGAAGACGTGTTGTATCGGGACGCGTGTTACGAGTTGATGCGACGACACAATACCCGAGAGAACGCCATCGTGTATGCGACGTATCAGATGTATAGGCGACACGCGTTTGACGAACTACTAGAGGACATGGAATCGTCATCGTCCGACGGGTTCAAGTTGGGTGCCAAACTCGTCCGAGGGGCGTACTTGCGAACGCAGTCGGGTGTGTTCGACGTCAAGGCTGACACCGACCACTCGTACAACAAGGGTATGACATACGCCCTGTCGGCGCCGCACGTGCACTCGATCTTGGCGACGCATAACAAACCGTCCCTTCGCATCGCTCGTAAATTTCCAAAGGAACGATATGTGACCGCACACCTGATGGGATTCGGTGGGAATCCAACCTATCGGTACGTCCCGTTTGGAAATCTAGTGGAGTTGACACCGTATTTATGGCGTCGATTTAAGGAGCGTCTCTCGTGGGACTGAATGAATACTTACTTTTTGCACGTCGGGCAGTACCCGGACACCTTTTGGCGACGTTCGTTGTAGATCAAGGCGGCGGCGATGAGCGCGGCGACGATAAGACCATTGCGACCGAGCCGTTCACGCTTGTAATAGGCGACGGCAAGGATGGCGACGGCGATCATTTGGATCTTAGAGAGCGGCAATCCACCCGACGGGGCGGCGGCGGGCGTTTCAATGGGAGCAGGAGACGGACCCATCATTGCGATCATGTTGTACTCTATACTGAGATTTTAATCAGTGGCAAATTATATGGACTCACTATGGGACACTTTACCGACGGAATTACAGGAGATTATATTTCGTAAGTCAGTGGACCTGTGTCGTCAGGAGTGGCTCGAACAGGGACGTGCCAAACATGAGCGTCAGAAGAAGAAACAGGGTCGAGGCATGCTGTCCGTGGACATGATCGAACATTTACGTCAGCACACGGATACGATTGAAATTTTGAATTGGGGATACGAACTCGAATTGAGGGAATTGGAAATTAAGATCGACCCACCGACGGAGGAACTATCGCGAATTGAAGATCACGACTACCACGATTACTACGACACATTCTTGGAACGATGTGTCGAGTGGATGAGCGACGAGACGAACAGGGACGAGTGGGTCGTCCCAGGACCCGATCATTTTCTGAACATGTACACGCGTCTCCTGGAGTTTAAGAATCGTCACGGACACACAGGCATACTGACCCACGAAGATGGCAGTCCCGGTCTACACCTGTGGTTGGAACTCCAAAAGGATCCCGAGACGCACCTAAGCCGGGAGCGACGACATGCCCTACAGTCGGTGGGCATTCGATTACCCAGGGCTCGACGATGAAAAAAAAATCTGAATCTACAGTACAAAACAACCATGGTCAACAACAAGACCGCCAACAAGCCCGAAGCGAAAGAGATCAACGAGGTCGTCCGCAAGGCTGTCGCCCGCGAGAAGGCGCGCGCCCGTTACGCCAAGGCGCGTGCGGAAGAGTCCAAGGCGAACAAGAACGCCCGACTCGCGAAGGCGAGAGCCGCGTACGCCAAGAAGCGTGCCGGTCAGCCGAACCTCCGCAGAAAGTCCAACGAGAACAAGGAAGCCACGAAGGCTGCCCGACTCGCGAAGGCGAAAGCCGCGCGCGCCGCCGCCCGCGCCGGTCAACCGAACCGTCGCAGAAAGACGAACGAAGAAAAGGCTGCCACGAAGGCTGCCCGACTCGAGAAGGCGAAAGCCGCTCGCGCCGCCGCTCGCGCCGGTCAACCGAACCGTCGCAGAAAGACGAACGAAGAAAAGGCTGCCACGAAGGCTGCCCGACTCGCCAAGGCGAAAGCCGCTCGCGCCAACGCTCGCGCTGCTGAGTTGGCGAACAACGAATTGCAAGCCACCAAGATGTTCCAAAAGATCCTCGCCAGATCGGCGAAGAAGCAAGCGGACGCCGCGAACGTCTACGCCAAGGGACAAGCCAAGTTGAACAAGCAAGCGGCGAAGAACATCGCGGAAGCGAACGCCGAAGCCAACAAGGCGACCGCTCGATTCCAAAAGATGCTCGCCCCGAAGAAGAAGGCGAAAAAGACCATCGAACAAAAGATCGGTGAACTCCTCAACAAGAAGCGCGCCAACGCTTACGCGAAGAACAAGGCGGTGCCCGCGGCGAAGGTTAACAAAAAAATGCAACGCGCGCACGAGAAGAAGGTGAAGGCTGCGGCGAAGGCTGCCGAAGCGGCGAACAAGGCTCTCCAAAAGGAAGCCGACCGTCTCAACAGAGTTCTCGCGTTGATCGCCAAGCGACGCTCCCTCACGCCGAACCAAAAGGGACAAGCCTTGATCAACGCCGCGGGCATGAGCGCGAAGAACCTTCAGGCGAAGTACATCGTCGTCCAAAAGCGCGTCAAGGCTGCCAACAAGGTTGCCAAGAATGCGCCTGCGGCGCCTAAGAAGGCTGCCAAGAAGGCTGTCAAGAAGGTGACCAAGAAGAGACGCACCTCCGCGGAAGAAGCCGCCAACAACGCCAAGAAGGCGGGCTTGATCGTCGAAGGTAAGCGCACCCGTCGACGCTAAACACTAAAACAACACTAAACCATTCACATTTTTACAAACACACATTTGTAAAAATATGAGAAGGGGTGAAACTTGATACGATTACGGATTACGATCCGTATAATACGCCAGCCAAACCATCCTTTACCTTGAGGATGTTCCAGTTGACCCCGTACACCCGGTGTTGGGTGTTGGCGTTACCGGTCGGGCTGTAGATTTGTAACTTGGAGTTGTCGAGTCGAGAGTAGTTGAGGCTCCCCGACGGACTCGACTTGTTGAGATAGAGGGCGAACGGCCACGTGAACGTCGGGCTGTTGTCGAGGGCTTGGGTCGGGAGCACCGTGCAGTGCGTGAGCGGCACGGTCGTGTGGTGGAACACGTTCGAGGTCTCTTCGAACAACGGGGTACCGTTGATGTAGAGCGTGGACTTGGCGAACGAATACTGCGACGACCAGTGACCGCCCGTGCCCGCACCGCTCGCGACGTGAACCGCCATGACAGGGTGGTTGAACGTCGACAAATCAATCTCCGTCTCGGTTTGGCTCGAGAGTTGGTATTGCACCTGTCTGATTAACAACTCGTGAACGTTGTCGACGAACCACTTGCGCTCGTCAGTGTCCAACGTGGCGTACGAGCAGAAAATCTTCGGCGTGGCACGCGGGGTGAATCCGTCGCGGCACTTGATTTTGAGGGTCACCGAACTGAACTGCATGCACACGAGCGGAAGGCTCTTCGTCCAGTCGTCGCTGAACCAGAACGGGATCGTGTAGCAATCGGCATAGCCGGACTCCGCACCGTACGCATTCTCGAGCGTCGCGCCCGTGAGTTGGGCACCGGACGCCTTCGCCCCAGTGGCGTTGTACAGAAGGTTGTGCACGCCGTTGATGAACAACGAATCGAGCGAACACACCATCTGTCCACCCACCCACAACTCGAACGTCGTCGGTCGTTGAGCGGCATTGGACGAGAACAGACCCGTGGAGTTTTGTCCTGCGGTGCCGATGCGCGGGGCTTCGATGTGAATGTGGGTCAGGAGATCGCCCTTGACCGGGATCTCACACGTCACGGAACCGGTCGCGGAGAACGAACCGATGTAGTCGACGCGTTGGGTATTGACGGCGAAATTCGTGTACTTACGGTACACCTGTCTCCAATACGAGATTTCCGGCTTGGAGGTTAAATGAATATCTTGCACGCCCGTGGAAATCACGTCCACCAAAGCAGCACTCATGTTGATTATTATTAGTACAGATAAAAAAAAGAGGCGTGATTCTTTCACACTCCACCATGGTCACGTTTCAGGTGATCGCCTGGGACGACCGAGACGAAGACGACCAGCACCTGATCTCGATCTATGGGAAGACCGAGGATGGACGCTCGGTCTGTGTGACCACGCCGTACGTTCCGTATTTTTTCGTCAAGTTCCCGAGCGATTGGTCGACGTCGGACGCGCACGTGTTCATTCGAACCATGGAGTCCAAGTGTAACGGTGCCCTCGTGGGACATGAGTTCGTTGAACGCAAAGACATGTGGGGATTTCAAAACGGTGAGTCGTCCAAGTTCGTGCGCCTGGACTGTCAAACACTCAGAGGTCGTCGACTCATCGACTGGAAAATTCGAGATCAGTTCCCACAAGTCCAAGCCTTCGAAGCCAACCTGGACCCGGTCTTGCGTTTCATGCATGAGACAGATATTCAAGCGACCGGTTGGGTATGCGCTGAGGAAGGAACGAATCCATCCTTCGTCGCACACGTCGACGTCGATCTGTGGATGGACGACTGGAAGGCGCTCAAGCCCGTAGAGCGCGACGACGTCGCCCCGTTCGTCATCGCCAGCGTGGACATCGAGGCGTACAGCAAGTCGCGCAAATTTCCAAACCCCCAAATTTCAGAAGACGCATGTTTTCAAATCGGTGTCACCCTGTGTCACATAGGCACGGACACACCCTACGACGAAGCGATCTTTTGTTACGGTCCGACCGATCCCGTGACGGGCGTGCGCACGGAGAGTTTCACCACGGAAGCCGGAATGTTGGCGGCGTTCAGGGATTACGTGCACGAGAAGAACGTCGACATCATCACTGGGTGGAACATATTCGGATTCGATCTGGACTATCTGTACACCCGAGCGCTCATGACAAACTGTTCAAAATTTTTCAACCTCGGTCGACGTCGAGGGTTCTCGAGCAAAATCGTGGAGAAAAAGTTGAGCAGTTCAGCCTTGGGTGATAACGTGTTGAAACTCTTGCCGATGCCCGGTCGATTCGTGTATGACATGTTCCAAGAGGTGAAAAAGAATTACAAGTTGGATTCGTACTCGCTGAACAACGTGTCACTCGTGTACCTGAACGACTCCAAGATTGACATGCCCGCGAGGGAAATGTTCGCCAGGTTTGAACGACAAAACGCCAAGGAGATGTCAGAGGTCGCCGAGTACTGTGTCAAAGATACCGTGCTCCCGCATCGCATTTGCAAGCGACTGTGTCTGGACGTCAACCTTCTGGAGATGGCGAAGGCGTGTTGGGTGCCGCTCTCCTACCTGTGCGAACGAGGTCAGCAAATCAAGGTGTTCAGTCAGGTGTGCAAGAAGGCGAGGGAACTCGGGTTCTTGGTGAAGACGATTCGGACCAAGGACGATCCGGGGTCGTACGTCGGGGCGACCGTGCTCGACGCACAGAAGGGTGCCTACTACGAGAATCCAATCACGGCGTTGGATTTCGCGTCACTGTATCCGAGCATCATGATGGCACACAACATCTGCTACAGCACGCTGGTCATGGATCCTCGGTACGATAACATACCCGGTGTGGAGTACGACGAGTTTCAAGTCGCCGGGGTCACCCTTCGGTACGCCCAAAAAGTACCCTCGATCTTACCGAGCATTCTCTCAGACTTGAAACAATTTCGCAAGGCGGCGAAGAAACAGATGGCACAAGCCGAAGGATTCATGAAACAGGTGTTCGACGGTAAACAGTTGGCGATGAAAATTAGCATGAATTCCGTGTACGGTGCGACTGGGACGAGCGTCGGCATCCTCCCGTGTGTGTTCAAGGGGTGCATGGCGCTCGCGGCGACGGTGACGACCAAAGGTCGGTCGATGATCGACGAAACGAAAGAGTACGTCGAGTCCAACTTTCCCGGGGCTATCGTCAGGTACGGCGACACGGATAGTGTCATGGTGGAGTTCGACTGTCAGGGTCGGACCGGTATGGACGCGATTGAATACTCATGGAAATTGGGTCAACTCGCGTCCGAAGGGGCGACAAAATTGTTCCGTGCCCCGAACGATTTGGAACTGGAGAAGATTTACCACCCGTTCCTCCTGTACTCGAAGAAACGATACGCGGCGAAGATGTACGAGATGGGAAAATCCGGGAATGTCGAATTCAAAAAGGTGGACATCAAAGGTTTGTCACTGGTTCGTCGAGACACGACCAAACACTGTCGGGGCGTGTGTCGAGAACTGTTGGACGTGATTTTGAACTCATCCGATCCCCAACCGGCGATCGACCTGGCGCGCGAACGCGCGATCAGTCTTCTCACGGGTGAGGTGCCCACCTCCGAACTCATTCTCAGTCAGACCCTGAGTGAGACGTACAAAGTGAAGGGTGAACCGGTCTCGGTCACGGACGAGTTCGCGAGTCTCCAAATCAATCAAGCCCACGTGGCGGTGATGCGGAAGATGCGCGAGCGCCGACCCGGGTCGGAACCACAGACGGGAGACCGCGTGCCCTACCTGATCGTGCGCTCGGACGACCCGAAGGCGAAGGCGTATGAGAAGAGCGAGGACCCCGCGTACGTCGAGCAACACAATCTCCCGATCGATTACTTTCACTTTTTCGAAAACAAATTCTCCACGCCCGTGTCGGACCTTCTCGAACCGTTGGTCGAGGGCGACGCGAAGCGCGAAATTTTCGGTGAGATTAGAGGACAACATCGACCGAAGACGGCGCGTGAGCGGAAGAAGGAAGCCGCTCAGCCTACGGAAAAGGAAAAAAATGCCATCGCCACCCTATTTAAAAATTATGCCTCCACCATGAGTAAGTAGAACACATGGATGCCGTGCTCAATCAGGTGGCACAGTTGATCACGGATCAGGTGGACATAAAGGTGGAGAAGAAACTGTCGCTCTACATAGACATCATCGCTCGTAAACACGGGATATCGAGGTCGGAGTTGTTCAAGGACCTAAATGCCATCCTCGAGAAAGAACCCCTGTGTCAGGGTCTCAAGAGGGACGGCACGAGGTGTAAGAACAAGGCGACGATCGATGGGTACTGCTCGAAGCACAACGACCAGAGGAGGTGCACGACACCGGTGATTCTACAACACCCAGCACAGGAGCGTCAGAATGGAATCGTCGATTTTCAATTGTTCCCCTTTTAATAGTATGATACCCGTGCGAATAGGAATCACAGACGCCACCACACCCGACGACCTCGATCGATATTTCGAACAAACATGGAAACAGTTCTGTGGACAGAAAATCACTTTCGTGTTCGACGTTCGTCAGTGTCGTCGACGAGTGTCTTTGCGAAGGTTGCTGGGTATGCGTTCGGTGCTCAACAAACACAGGGTGAACGCTCGCACACACATCGATCACAGCAAGATCATCGTCTCTAGTCAGGCGACGAAGAACATCCTTCGCGCAGGACTGGCAATCATACGGACGGAACGTCCGGTGAAGGTGATTAAAATGTGAGTACATGTTATCAATGCCGCTCAGAGTGGAGAACGCTCGACGCCAACTGCGCGAGTTGATGAAGGAGAAGAAGATTGACGCACGACGTGCGTTCAAGAGACTGAGTCTCAAGTACCACCCAAACAAGGGGGGATCGGTCGAGAATCAACAAACCTTACAAAAGGCGTTGAACACGATCGGTCAGTCTACGACTACTAGACCGCAGACGCGATCGTCGAGACCCCAGCCCAGATCCAGACCCACGTACCAACCTGGAAACTACGGTTGGATCAAGGTGGACAGCGAATACGTTCGGGACCGAGCCGGTCGACTGTCACAAACCTTTCGCATCACCAGGCGTGTCAAAAGTAGGACTGGGAAAACGCGAATCGTGTCGAGACGGTGCGAAGGTACTGAATGTTTCCTCGCAGCCTTGATGGAAGTTTACACTCAGCACTTTAAGAGAGACTCGAAATCGTACTACAAGCCCACGTCATGCACAATGAAAAAGGTCGCCGGTGCGACCACGAAGACCGGGCGCAAGTGCGTCCCCGGTGGACGAACCAGCGAGGAGCAAATCAAGGCTCGACGCAAGTATGACAAGAAATTCATTCCGTGGTACCGAGCCGGTGCCAAGGGTCAGAACCCGGCGTACAAAAAATAAATTGAAATTTCAATTTCGAGGGGTATATAAGCGCCCCGCCCGACCGGAGGTCACCTCACAACACGACTCTAATGTCCGAAGCCCTCCGAATGTCCTACGACGCCACCTCCATCAAAAATCTTAGATGGCAGGTGATTCAAAAAAAGCGAAAACTGCTCACCAAGAAAGTGGACACCCTCAATGAAAAGATGCACACCCGACGCGATTGCAACAAGACGGTGCATCTTTTGATGCAAGATTTGAAAGACGTGTGGGAAGAAGAGACCATGTTGGAACAAGAAGACATGACCAACGAAGAAATCAAAAGAAAAAACCTAGACCCAGATGACTCCGACCTCGAAGACTACCTCGAAGACGAGGTCGACTGGACGTTCGACGATTTCATCGATCATTTTTGTACATTTTACCCAAACGTCAAATGGGCGATCAAAGAGTTGCACTACAAAGACATGAAACGTCAGTACTGGAACACCGAGTGGTATTAAAGTTTTAACACACTAGTTTTGTAACATGAGTAAGTCCGACATTTTGTTAACCAGCATAAACCAGTTCTATTCGAACCCGACGCATCGCGAAAAACTGCTCGGCATCCTCCAAAAGAAGAGTCACATCAGTTTACGGAACATCGAATGGTTCATCACGAATTACTCGCGTAAGAACCATACCCATTACGAGATCAATGGCACGCCGTTCGTCGTACACTCGGCGTATAAATCGAGTCTCGACGGTTTCAGTAAGGCGTTCTTCGACCCCTTCGCGCGGTCGAGTAAGATCTCGTACAGAGTACCTGGCACGGAGGAGGAAATCAGCACGACGGTGGCACAGTTGAACTTTTTGAGATGGGTCATACGAACGAAATTATTGGATTACATGGAGGCGAATCGCTTGACCTTGTTCAAGAAATGATCCACTTTGTTTAGTTTTCTAGGCTTCACCGGACCGCAGGTCTTCGGAATCTCGTCGATGGACTGTTCTATGATTTCCTTCTTCTTCTGGCGAGTGCCCACTATCTCCATCTTCCCCCCCTCGAACAGCAATACCTCTATGGATGTATAGTACATGTGTAAACTGTACGTGTAATCAGAATTTTCCAAAGTGCACTCAATCTTCGTTTTTGCCCCTTGTAATTTTTCGAAATCCAGATAGCCACTCGGTTGGGCGTTGCTCGGGTACGTCGCGAACGCGAACGTGTACAGGTTACGTATCGGTCGGGACAGGTATTTGTGTTTGGGCATGAGCCACTTGTAGAACAGGTGATTCGTGCTCGTCGAATTGGGAAGGGCGTTGCCTTGAATGTAAAATTTTGCGGTGTCCATCACGGGTGCAAAAAATGAGTAGACCTCGTCGTAGTTGAGGTTGGACGAAAAGTTGAACCGGTTGTGAATGTAATATTTCCCCTCGTCCACCTCTCCCGGCGTCTCCTTGACGACGTTCTCCTGTTCGAACGCGCTGTTGCGGAAGAACCAGTGCACGGCTTTCACCGGACCGTTCGGGACTAACTCGTTCTTGACGAACGGTTTCCCAACCTCGGTCTGTACCACCGGGTGTTTCTTCGCCACGGACGTCACGATGGTCTGACGTTCGCGCATGAAATACAATCGCTCTTCCGGTGTCAGTGTGATTTCTTCGGTGATGATGTTGAATTCTGACAGGGTCACGGGAAGTTCGTAGTCCGTGAAGAACGTCTGCGGGTACCACTCGAATTCGAACTCGATCTTCGATTTGTGTATGGCGCACGTTGGGAAGAACGGGCGGTTGGGTTCGATGACCGAGTGTTCGTCCCCGGCGTATCGTCGACTGAAGAAGAAATTCAAGGGCACGATGACCTGGGTCGCGTACGAGTTGATCTCCGTGTTCAATTCGGAACTGTCAAAGGCGAGCGATCGGTTGGTGAGAAACCTCGCGGCGACCTTCTCGGAAATCTCTTGGTACAGTTCGTCGTAGATGATTGCCCAATCACTGTGAAAAATTTCCACAATCTGTTCGTCCACGCGCATGGTGACCTTTCGGAACATGTGTCTTCCGATTTGATCGCAATACTTGCCGCTCGGAAGGGCTGGGAGTCTGAAACTCACCCACATGTTCGACAGGAGATCTCCCATGTTCTGTGGTTCATACCGGACGATCGTCGTCTCCCCGAACGGCCAAGTCGGTTTGGCGGTGCCCGGCTTGTTGATATTTTTCGAGCGATGATACTTTCGAAATTGCGAGTGTTGTTTATTGGCGTAGTGGAACAGGGAGTCCTCGGGCTCACCACTCAGCAGGAACGTGTCCTGTGCGCCGATGGCTTTGAGAGCGATCTTCGCGGCTTC